TTTTAGGAGATGTTATGGCAACTGAAGTAGATATTTGCAACCTTGCCCTAGCTCACTTGGGTGATGATGCAACAATCGCTACGCTATCCCCACCAGAAGGATCAGCGCAAGCAGAAAAAGCTGCGCGTTTTTATCCGATAGCAAGAAACACATTGCTAGAAATGCACACATGGAATTTTGCATCAAAACGTGGCACGTTAGCACTTACAACAAATACGTTAGATCAATGGGATTATGCATATGCAGCACCTGCTGACATGATGTCACCTGTAGCAATAATATCCCCGACAGCACAAAACGATTACGCCACAAGAATGTCTGCTGGTGATACTCCGGGCGGTATAACATCTAACTATGCGCCAACAATAGTAGCTGGTCAATATACACCACAACAATTTGCAGTAGAAGGAGCATTTATTTATACAAACCAAGAAAATGCAATGTTAAGATATCAGGCATTTATTACTGACGCATCATTATTTTCTCCTTTGTTTGTTGTTACATTGTCTTGGCATTTGGCATCTATGTTGGCAGGTCCGATTATAAAAGGAGATCAAGGTATGGCAGAAGCAAAACGAAGCATAGAAATGATGCAAGGTTATTTAGCAAGTGCAAAACAAGCAGACAATCTACAAAGAGATATAACAATAGAACATATAGTACCTTGGACATCTGGGAGATAATAAATGCCAGTAACACGCACGTTTTCCAAAGCATTTTCAGCAGGTGAAATATCACCAGAAATGTTTGGTCGTATAGATGACGCAAAATATCAGCAAGGCGCAGCTACAATGCGTAACTTTATAGCTAAACCACAAGGGCCAGCAGAAAACAGACCGGGATTTGCATTTGTTAGAGAAGTTAAAGACAGTACAAAAGCTACAAGATTATTATCTTTTACTTTTAACACTGTGCAAACTATGGTTATTGAAATGGGTAATGGATATTTTAGATTTCATACACAAGGTCAAACTTTATTTTATAACAATGGTGCAGCGTGGAACAGTGGTACAAATTATGCAGTTGGAGATATAGCTTTATATAACGGTGTTAATTATTACGCTAAAACAGCACATTCTAATAGCCAACCACCAAATGCTACTAATTGGTATGCAATGCCAACAAATCCCAACATATATGAAATACCAGCACCATATTTAGAAGCAGAATTATTTGATGTGCATTATGTACAATCTGCTGACGTTGTAACTTTAGTACATCCTAATCATGCTCCAAGAGAATTAAGAAGATTGGGTGCAACAAAATGGGAAGTTCTAGTAATTAATTTTGGTAGTCCTATTGCAGCACCTACTGGAGTAAGTGTTGCTGCTTATATCCCTTCATCTACTAGCACTAATACAGATACTTTTTTTACTCATAATTATGTTGTTACTGCTATTGCAGCAAATTTAGTTGACGAAAGCTCGCAATCAAGTGCAGCATCTGTAGACAACAATCTTTTTATAGGTGGCGCAAAAAATACAATAACTTGGAACGCAGTTTCTGGTGCTAGTAGGTATAGAGTTTACAAAGATCAAGGTGGTATTTTCGGATTTATAGGAGAAACTACAACTACAACTATTATTGACAATAATATAGGACCAGATTTTTCTGTAACGCCACCAATATACGAAAACGATTTTGTAGGAACTGGTAATTATCCGGGTGCTGTATCTTATTTTGAGCAACGCAGAGTGTTTGCAGGGCCAAATAATTCTCCACAAAGTATATGGATGACTAAATCAGGTACTGAAAGTAATATGTCGTTTGGTTTACCTATACGAGATGATGATCGTATTGAGTTTAGAGTTGCTGCTCGTGAAGCAAATACTATAAGACATATTGTTCCATTAACACAATTACTTTTGCTTACAGGATCAGCAGAATGGCGAGTAACTTCTGTTAATAGTGATGCTATTACACCTACATCTATATCAGTAAAACCACAATCATATGTAGGTTCTAATAATGCACAACCAGTTATTGTTAATAACAGCATGGTTTATGCTGCATCTCGTGGTGGTCACGTTAGAGAATTAGGTTATAACTGGCAGGCAAATGGTTTTATTACAGGAGATTTGTCATTAAGAGCAGCACATTTATTTGATCATTTTGATATTAAAGATATGGGCATGGCAAAAGCACCTTTGCCTGTAGTTTGGTTTATCAATGATCAAGGTAAATTATTAGGTCTTACATATGTTCCAGAACAAGCAATAGGTGCATGGCATCAACATGACACTGATGGTTTGTTTGAAAGCGTTGCAGTTGTTGCTGAAGGTGCAGATGACGTTGTTTATTGCGTTATAAAAAGAACTATAAATGGCGTTGAAAAAAGATATATAGAACGAATGGGAACAAGAATATTTGCAACGCAACGTGATAGTTTTTTTGTTGATTGCGGAGCAACATACGATGGTACAAATACAGATACGAATCAAACTGTAACTATATCTGGTGGTACAAATTACACAAAAGGTGAAACTGTTACTGTTACTACTAATTACAATTTATTTAATGCACCACCTAGTGTTGCAGATAAAAATGATGCAATAGTAATTGTCGATGGTACAAATTTATATCGTTTAACAATAATTGCTACTTCTAGTCAAACAGTTGCTACTGCAAAACTAGATAAAGATTTACCTGTGCCTTTGCGTAATACTGCTATTACTACATTTGAAGTTGCAAGAAACGCAATATCTAATCTTAATTTTATAGAAGGTAAAACAGTTAGTATTTTGGCAGATGGTTCAGTGCATCCACAAAGAGTAGTTAGTGGTGGTGCTATAACGTTAGAACGTGCAGCAAGTGTAGTTCATGTAGGTTTGGAATATAATAGCGATTTGCAAAGTTTACCTATGGCATTGCAAGTAGAAGCTTTTGGTCAGGGTAGAGTTAAAAATTTAAATCATGTCTGGATAAGGGTATTAGAATCTTCTGGTATTTTTGCCGGCCCATCTTCTGAGAAATTAATAGAAGCAAAACAACGTACAACAGAACCATACGGTTCTCCACCAAGTTTGAAAACAGAAGATATAAAAATAATGTTGACTCCTACTTGGCAAGACAATGGTCAATTATTTGTAAGACAAACTGATCCTTTGCCATTAACAGTTGTAGGTATGACATTAGAGGTTGCTATTGGTGGATAGTGTGACCGTAAACAGATATTATGTATATATACTAAAAAATAAAGCAACGTTGAGGTAAGTACAACAATGGGGTTAGATTTTGGTGCATTAGGAATAGGAGATAAGTTAGGTATTGGTCTTGGTGTAGGTAGTCTTGTAACTGGTTTAATTGGTGACCAATCTAGAGCAAATACAGAAAGATATTTAGCGAGAAGTCGTGCCTTAAATTTAGAACATCAACGTGATATGGCACAGCTTAATAAACGTATGTTAGATAGGCAAGCAGAGCATATAGGTAGAGCATATAACAAACAAATAGCAATACGAACTATGAAGGCAGGTCAGGCAATGTCTAGTGCAAGAGCATCGTTTGCTGCAAGGGGTATTCAAATGGGTGTTGGTAGTACTGCTAATGTTTTTGCCAGTGCTGAATTAATAAAAGAAATAGACAGGTTAACTATGAATACTAATAAGGTAAGAGCGATGAATGCCAAACGAGCGCAAGCAGTTAGCACAGGTATAAGAGCAGATATGTTAGGTGTGTCTGCTAATAATTTATTTTCTACTGCTAATGCAATTAATCCATTTTTAAATATGAGTAGCACTTTCTTGACCGGTGCTAGTTCAATAGTTTCTGGTTTACCTTCAGAATTTTTTAAAGGATAATTATGGCAAGAGTACCTTTACAAAACACACCACAAGTAGGATTAGAAATTGGATCAGCACCACAATTTACCGGTGGCACAATAGAACCTGTACAGGATACTGTTACAGATGACCTACAAAGATCTAGTCAGGCACAAAGAAATGTTGCAAATATTGCTATAAAACTACAAGAAGAATATAACGATGTTGAATCAAAAAAATTATATAATGATTTTTATGGTGAACTACAAAATAATACTAATAATTATCTAAATACTAGAGGTTATGACGCAGTTAAAACTGTTGATAAAGACAGTAATAATAGTCAATATGATCTAACCAGTAATGGTAATTATGGATTAATGGAATCATATGCAGAAAAAGCAAGTAATAGCCAGATAAAATTTTTGTTTGAAAATATGGCATCAGTTTCATTAAAATCTGCTGAAAATAAAATGACGAAACATTCTATAAAACAACAACGTGTTGCTCACGAAAATGAAGTAGAAGCTGCAATTTCAATTTTTACAAATGAAGCAAAAAATAATTATGAAAGTTGGAATGATCCTGATGGTGAATTTATAAAACATTATGCAGCAGGTTTAAAAAAAATTGAAGAAAAAGCAATATTAAAAGGTTGGAATTTAGATCCGGAAGCAACAGGTCCAGATGGCAATAAACTTGGTATTAGTGATCAATATATACAATCAATAAATGAATATAATATGGATGTATATAAGGCTCTTATAGACAACCTTGCTGAAGATACAGAGTGGGGAGAAATAAAAAAATTATTTAAAAAATTAAATCCAGTATTAAATTCAAAAGATAAAAAAGATTTACAAGCAAAAGTAGAAAAAAAACATAGCGAACATAATCAAGGCGTTATTGTTGACACAATAATTGCTAATAATAGTAATCAAAATAATGCTAGATTTTTAGATCAAGCAAATACAATATTTGGTTTAAGTAGCAACAACACTACAAGTAATGGCTCTGACGGAGCAGTAGTAGATGGTTTTAATACTGATGATACACTTATAGATTTAACAGGTACAGAACGATCTGAAAGAATAGAACTATTACAACAAATAAGAAATCGCTCTATATTTTATAAAGAAGATGCTACAAAAACTTTAATACCACAACATCAAACAACACATTTGTACTCAATAGTAAAAGTAGGTTTACAAAAAGCAGATTCCTTATATACAAGAGCAGAACGAGAATATAAAGCTAGTATTCCAATACCTAAAAAAATAATTAGAGAAAGAGCTAAAACAGGTAATCGTGAAAAGTATATAAAAGAATTTTTAGATAATCCAGATAATTTTAAAACAATTAATGAAGGTATTTTAGATAGATACAACGAATTAGTTCTTGCAGAATTTAGAAGAAAAAATTTAAGTTTTTATCAGGGTACAAAAAAAGTATTTAGAGAAGATACTGTCAAAAGAAGTGATTATAGTGATGGACCATCAGGAACTCGAAAATTTAATAGGGCAAGAGCAAAAGCAAAACGCAATCCAGAAAATTATGATGAAATTGATGTTAATAAACCTATTACAATGTCTGATTTAGGACCTTTTCCCGGTACTGAAGAATACGAAGGTTTACAAAAGCAAATGATTTACAATGATAAAGTTGCTAATGATCAACAAGTTTTAAAAAATAATATTGATTATGATTATAATCCTGACACAGACGAGACAGTTATAGTAAACGAAATAACAGGTTTACAATCTAAAAATGTATTAGTAAAAAAATTAAAAGATACAATTAAAGATAAAGATGAATTAGATTATGCATTGAAAGATTTAGACATAAAATATGACAAAAGAGAAAATGAAACAAATAGCGTATATTATCAAGCATTTAATAATGCAAAAGAAATAGCATTTGCAGTACCGGGAGGATGGCAAAATTTAGTTGCTAATAATATTAATATTGATAATTTTACTGAGAAAGATCAGGAAATATTAAAAGATGGTCAACCAGAAGAATCTGATGATAATACAGTAGTTGAATTAATAAACAACCCAGAAGAAATAGCAACTAATTTAGAAACACATAGTCACAAATTAAGTAATGGACAATATCAAGAGTTAAAACGATATGCAGCATCCTTAAAAAGTGAAAAAGCTGTAGTAGAAGCTACAGGTAATATCACCATGTTAAAAGCAACTTTAGATAGATATGACATGGGTAATTTGCACAGAAATAGCAGTAAAAAAAATAACATAAAATATTTAGCAATACATGACGCATGGTTAAAAGAAATTAACGCACGACAAATAAGCAACAACAATACTAAATTAACAATGGGTGAAAAACAAAAAGCACTTAATTATGTGTTGTTAACTGATTTAGTTAGTGTTGATAGACGTTTTGGTCGTGATAGGACAGACGTAATACCTGCTACTGTTGAGTTTGATAATTTACAAAATGTTTTTGTTGATGTTTTATTTGAAGGACAAAATGTAAAGGTCTTTACAAGTAAAATTAATAAAGAAGTATCTAAATTAATACAAGAATCTATAAGAGATAAAAATAAATTCCCTACGCAAGCACTTATTGCTGAGTATTGGTTAAAAGCAGGTAAACCAGAAAATGAAACACAGGCCAGAGAAAATCTTAAAAATTATGGGTTAACTAATTAATTATGTCTACTAATCCTTTTGACATTTTAGATCAGACACCTAGTCAAGACTATGGTAATGATAATCCGTTTGACATTATTGATGAAAAAGATAATCAAAATAGAGAAAAATTATTGAGACAAACCTTAATTAATGTTTCTAAATTAGATCCCGAAAAAACTGGTGCAGCACAGAAATTAGCAGAACGTTTAAATTTGCCATCAAATATTGCTTTAGATAGTGAAGAAACTTTTGAAATTTTAAAAGAGAGAAATAAAGAAAAAGATATATATGAGATGGATATGGCGCAAACAAATCCTATATTAATGCGTCATTTAACCGATCCTAATTTTGCAGCTATAGCGCAAGATAATGTAGAAAAGTTAGGTCTTATAGAAAGTGCATTTACTGGTATACAAGAGTTTCCAGAAAACGTTTCGCAAGGTTTTGAAACAGGAAGATTAGAAGCTGAATTAGGTAAATTAGGATTTCAAAAAGGTTTAAACGTAGAGCTAGGCAAACCTAATCAAGTTATAGATAAACGTATAGAAGAAATAAATTCAAGGTTAGCAGAACTGCAAGGCGATGGTTCTGGGATGTGGGAAAACTCTGCATCTATTGTTGGTCAATGGTCAAGAACATTACAAGAAGCAGTAAAGTACGGTACAGCAGGTGCAGGTGTAGGTGCAACTCTTGGAACATTAGGTGGTCCTTTTGCTCCTATTACAGTTAAAGGTGGTGCAATTACTGGATTTATATGGGGTTTAACAACAGGTTCTGCAAAAGAAGGAACAATTATAGAAGCAGGTCATCAATATAATCAATTAATAGAAAATGGTGTTTCGCACGAAACTGCAAGAAATGTTGGTATCGCAGTAGGTCTTGTTAATGGTGGATTAGAACTAGTAGGTCTTGGCTTGGTTACAGGTCCAGCAAAACAATTGTTGATAAGAGCAACAATGAAAGAAATTAATAAGTCTCTACAAAAAGCAACAATGCGTCAGGTATTACAAAAGGCAGGTACTACTGCTTTTCGTAATTGGGCATCAGAAGTTTTTACTGAAGAATTACAAGAGCTAGTAAATGTAGCAGGTGAAGATTTTGCTGATTATTTTGAATCAGGAGAATTTGAAAGCAAGCTACAAACAAAAGAAGGCAGACAAGAAATTGCACAAAGATTAGCCGGTGTTTTTGAAAAGGTTGGTACTGGTATGATTCCACTTGCTGGATTTAGTGCAGGTCCAACATTTTTTACAGATAGAATAAAAGCTAGAGAAGCAACTAAAGATACTGCGTTTGTAGAGTCTTTAGTTAATTTATCTGCTAATGATAAAACAAAAATAAGAAATCCAAATAAATTTCAAAATTTTATACAAGATGTAGCTGATGGAAAAGACGTTCCAAATATTTTTATAGACGCAAAACCATTTAATCAGGCGTTAAAAGATAATGGTATAACAATGGAACAACTAGAATTGTTTTCGCCACAAATAGCTAATGATTTAAAAGATATAAATGGTACAGGTGAAAGTGGTGACATAGTAATACCAACAGGGGAATACGCAACAAAATTTGTTGGCACGGATTTAGGAAATACATTACAGCCACATATTCGTGTAAGAGAAGATAGTTTTAGTGCTACAGAAGCTGGAATTTTTGAAAGTGAAAAAGAAACTTTAAAGCAACAGGCAGAACAAATATTAAATGAAGATAAAAGCAAAAAAGAAGAGTTAATAAAAGAAGGAAGAGCTATAGAAGAAAATATTACACAACAATTAAAAAATGCTAATTTAAAAGCTTTTACACCTAAACGAATAAAATATTTAGCACCCTTGGTAAGGGATTTTGTAATAGTGCAAGCAAATCAATTAGGAATTAAACCTAGTGAATTTTTTAGTAAATATTTTTATAACATTACCACAGAAGATAAATTTACTGCATTAGCAGAACAACAATTATTTAATCAAAATGGCACGGTAAAAACAGAGTCACCTGCGTTTAAAAATTTTTTTGGTAACTCTGTATTAAAAAATAATGACGGTACACCATTAGTTGTTTACCACGGTACTACAGACAGCATAAGCGAATTTAAATTAGATCATCCACATAGATTAGATAGTGGTTGGTTAGGCACTGGTGTTTATGTAACTGACCAAAAACCTATAGCAGAATCTTACGCAAAATTAAAAAAATTAAGAATAGATACAGGACGTTTACCACCCGGTCCTACAGACCCAATTATTATGCCGTTGTATGTACGTTTAGAAAATCCATACGATGCAACATTAGAAGATAAAAATAAGATTAGAACAGGACAAATAACTGCACAAGGATTTAGAGATCAATTAATTGCAAAAGGCCATGATGGTGCAATTATGCCGGGTCAAATGCAAGGTGTTAGAGAAATAGTTGTGTTTGATCCTAAAGCAGTTAAATCAACAGAAAATAGTGGTACATGGAGAAGAGATTTAGCAAATATATATAAACAACTTAAGGCTGACAATGAGTTGTTTTCACAAAGAGGTAAGCAAAAAAAAGGTAAGCCAATACCACAAGCCGTATATCAAGTAGCAAATATTGTAGAAAACTTTGATTTTGCAAGTACAAAACCTTTTGCGACTATCAAAGATTTTAAAATAGAAATACAAGACCGTGTTAATAGTGAAGCTAAAAAAGGTAAAGTAGATCTTTCGCAACCTACAGTAGAAGTAGAAAAATATCTTGTGCAAACATTATTAGCAGATGCACAATACGCATTACAAGAAAATCCAAACGCAATAGGTTGGTATAACGAAAAAGTTACTAAAGCAAAAAGATTATTAGCAAAGGTACATCCAGAATTAAATACCGATGCAGCGTCAAATTTTGCTTTTACTTGGGCATTAGCAACTTCATCTAACGGTATAAATGTAAATAAAAACTTTGAACTTGCAGAAGATATTTACAGTTATTGGAAACAAAATGGTAAATTCCCAACACCCTATGGACAAGGCAAAGCAGGTCGTGCAATGTCAAAAAGTTTTAAGCTTATAAATGAATTAATTGAAAAAAACGGCATAGAAAATGTTGAAGAATTTATGAGTACAACACATACAGTAAAAGAAGTAGAAGAATATACAGGAATAGAAATTAAAGATTTTGGTAAAACTGAAATAGTGTATGGTGCTGCTGTTATAGGACCAAAAATAGGTAATGGTTTTTTTGCAAATTTATATGGAAATTACGAACAGTTAACTTTAGATAGATGGGCTATGCGTACATGGGGTCGTATGACAGGTACGCTTGTGACTGACTATACAAAACAAGCTAGAACTAAACGTGACCAGTTAAAACAATTAATTAAATCTTTAACTAAAAAACAAAAAAAAGAATTTGAAACAATACTTGGCAGAAAACTTACATTAGGTGATTTAGACGCAGTAGCAAAAAGAATAGAAACTAGGACAACTATACCTGCAAATCGTAAATTAATGGCAGCTATATCGTTAATACAACCCGATAACAATGTAGCCGAAGTAATAACAGATATTATGGGTAAAGCCAAAAAAAATAATTTAAGAATAGGCATTGGAGATGAAATACGCAAAGCAGGTAATTCTTTAGCAGGTTATTTAGATGGTCAAAAAGAACAACCTAAAGGACCACCAGAAAGAAGATTTATAGAAAAAATTTTTGGACAAGTATTGCCAGTACTGCAACAACAGAATCCAGATTTAACGATGGCAGATTTACAGGCATTAATGTGGTATCCAGAAAAAAAATTATATGATACTGCAAAACTTAAGGAAACAGTAGTAGAAACAGGTTACGAAGATAACGCAGCACCTGATTACGCAAATGCTGCTGCAAATTTAGTTGCTACAATGGGTATACCAGAAAGCGACATACAAGCCACAATACAGGAGGTAGACAATGAGTTATCAGTACAATCCGAGGAGCAATCAAGAGACACACAACGAGATGATGGAGAATCTGGAATTGTACGAGGAACTGATACTTTCCAACAACAAGGAAGAATTGACGAATCCACAGGACTCCCCCTCAATGCAGATGAAACTGTCACCGTCTATCATCACACCAATAGAAGAGCAGCAGAACGAATCAGAGCTACAGGTGAACTCAGAAGTGCTGGAGAACCTGATGTCTACGTTACCACCAGAGCTATCACAGATACTGGCTATGGTGATACCGCAGTTGCAATCAGGATCGACCCTTCTAGACTTAGTCTCGATGATGAATTCCCAAACGGACGAAAAGATTTCCGACTCAGTGTTGGAAAACCTAGAGGGTCTATTCAAGTAGATGTAGGAGAATTTTTACAACAACAGAGTTCTGAAGGAGCAAGAGGACAATTTGATCCAGTAACTTTAACAACAATACTTACACAAGAAGCAGATTTTTCTACGTTTTTACATGAGACAGCACATTATATGTTGACTGTTATGGAAGACATAGCAATGTCTGGTAAAGGTTCAGAACAACAAGTAAATGATTTTCAAACATTGTTAGATTTTTTTGGTGTTAAAGATATACAAACATGGAGCAATTTATCATTAGATGAAAAAAGAAAATTCCATGAAAGTTTTGCATATAATTATGAAATTTATTTATTTGAAGGCAAAGCTCCTAACACAAAACTACAGGAGATATTCAATGAGTTTCGTAAATTTTTAGAACGTATATATAAAACAATAAGAAATGATTTAAATGATTTATATAGACAAGAAAACGGAACAGATTTGCCAATATTGACTGATGAGATAAGAAGTGTAATGGATCGCATGATTGCTACTGAAGAACAAATAACACAAGCAGAAAGTATCTATGGCATGAAACCTATGTTTCAAACACAAGAAGAAAGTAACATGGATGACGCTACATGGAAGGAATATACCGATGCATTAAAACAAGCACAAGAAGAGTCAATGCAAAAATTAACTCAAGCTAGTATGAGACAGGTAAAATGGTTAGGTAATGGTAGAGATAAATATATAAAAAATCTACAAAGAGATGTAGCAAAAACAAGAAAAAAAGTAATGGAAGAAGAAACTAATAAAGTTGAAAAAGAAAAATTATATAAATTACAGGCGTTTTTAAAACGTGGTGAATTTATTAATGATCAGAACGAAAGAGTTGTTGCTGGATCTGGTTTTAAAATAGAGAAAAAATCTTTAGAAAATTTATTACCTTTTGCAGATTTAAAATTTGAAATACAACAATTACAAAGAAAACGTCTTACCGCAAAAGAAGGTATGCCAGTAGATGTAATAGCAGAGATGTTTGGTTTTACAGATCCTATTGCAATGATTAATGAATTAATAGAATTACGGCCAATAAAAGAAGTAGCTATGGAGCGTACAGATGAACGTATGTTAAATGAGTTTAGTGATTTAACAGATCCTAGACAACAAGAAATACAATTTCAAGAAGCAATACACAATGAAGCGAGAGCTAGATTTTTATCTGTAGAGTTAAGATTTTTGTCTAAATCTATGCAACCTGTACGGTATCAAGTTGCTGCTGCAAGACAAGTTGCAAAAGAATTATTAGCCAAAAAAAGATTAAGAGATATTAAACCATCAACATTTAGTAAGAATGAAACAAAAGCAGCAAACAATGTATTTGCAGCAATGAAAAAAGCTGACACATTAGAAGCTATAAAGGCAAAAAAATCACAATTATTAAATAATCAACTAGCTAAAGAATCATTAGCAATATTAAAGACGTTTGATAACGCAACAAAATTATTTGAAAAAGTATTCCAACCAGATAAGAAGCTTGCAAAAAATAAATACAATACCGATTTGGTAAATGTTGCAAAATCTATTTTAGCTGCATATCAACTAGGACCTGCGGTAGATAAACCATCACAATATACAGAAAAATTACAGGCATACAATCCCGATATGTATGAGCAATTGCGTCCATTAATAGAAGATTTAACTAGAGATGGTAATCAAGATATAAAAAATTTGACATATGAAAAATTTGAAACTTTATACGATGCAATACAAACATTATGGTTTCAAGCAAGAAGAGATAAGCAAGTAGAAATAGATGGCAAAGTATTAGACCTAGAAATACCTGTAAACGAGTTATTGGAAACGATGGCAAGAATGGAAACACCAGAACCAGTAGGAGCTACAGAATCACCAAGTACTAGAACAAGATTTGCTAGGGCAATGCAACAAGGTAAATCCATGTTAAGACGTATAGAACATTGGGCAGATGGAATGGATGGTGCAACTAAAACAGGTCAAGGTTTGATTGGTAGTGTTGTCTTAGAACGTGATGAAATACAAGCTGGTCCTTTTACTAGATATATCTGGCGACCAGTAAAAGATGCACTTAATAAATACAGAATAGAAAGATCAAATTACACAAAACGTTACACACAAATGATAGGTAAATTAGATTTAGGTCAAGGTTTAATTACATCTGGAGAATTAGGTTTTACATTTGGAAACGCAAATGGTCAATACGGTAAAGTTGAAATACTAGGAGCTATGTTGCATACAGGTAATACAAGTAATTTAAGAAAACTATTATTAGGTCGAGGTTGGGGTGATATTAATGAAGACGGTTCATTAAATACAAGCAGGTGGGATACTTTTGTAAATCGTATGATAGAAGAAGGAATATTAACTGACTCAGATTTTAAGTTTATACAAGATGTATGGAATTTAAACGAAGAAATAAAACCACTTATACAAGAAGCTCATAGAAAAATTTATGGATATTATTTTAAAGAAGTAGAAGCAACACCTATAGTTAATAGGTTCGGATCATTTAGAGGTGGTTACGTTCCAGCTAAGACTAGTCCTTTTCTTGTTGCTAACACAGAATCTAAAGCAAGACTAGAAGATTTAAGAAATGAATTTAGACAATCATTGCCTTCTACTGGTAATGGTTTTACCAAAGAACGTGTGGAATATAACAAACCATTATCATTAGATTTACGATTAATGACAAAGCATATTGACGATACAATACGTTTTGCGTTTGTACAACCTGCAATAGAAGATGTATTTAGAATTTTAAAAAACAAAGATGTATCAAAACGTTTGCAAGAGCTAGATCCAACAATTATGGATGACGCATTAATGCCTTGGCTTAATCGTTCCGCTCGTCAAACAACTATGATTGCAGGTCGATTTAAAGGTTTTGATAAATTTTGGACAAAAGTTAGAGCCAGTACTGGTGTTGGAATTATGTTTGCGAATATAAGAAATGGATTGCAACAATTTACAGGTTATTTCCCTGCAATGATAAAAGTAGGACCATCATATTTAAAAAATTCGTTAGCTCAATATGTACAAAACCCTATGAAATTTCAAGAAGAAATAGCAGAGTTGTCACCATTTATGAAAGAACGTCAATTTAATCAAATATTTGATGTGCAAGATACATTAAATCAATTATTAATAAACCCAAATCAATATCAAAAAATTCAAAAATGGGCAGAAAGGCATGGATATTTTATGCAACAGGCATTTCAAAATCAGGTTGATACCGTTGTATGGTCTGCAACTTATAACAAGGTTTTAACAGAAAGCCCAAAAACCATGTCTGAAATAGATGTACAAAAAGAAGCTATACAACAAGCGGATGCAAATGTGCGTTTAACACAAGATAGTTTACAGGCAGAGGATTTAGCTGCGTTTCAAGTAGGATCACCTTTTTATAAAACTATGGTGCAATTTGGTGGTTATTTTAATATGATTGCAAATTTAAACGCTACTCAATATAAGAAATTATTTAATGATCTTGGATGGCGAGGTACAAAAGGTCAATTATTTATGACATATTTATTAGGTTTTGGTATGCCAGCTTTTGTCGCTGACTTAATTGTTAGAGCAACAGGCGGTGATTTAAATGATGAGGATGAAGATGGTTATTTAGATGATGTTGCTGGTTGGTTTTTTAATTCACAATTTAGGTCTGGATTGGCTTTAGTACCATTTGGAAATATTGCAATTGTACCTTTTAATTCATTTAATGATTTACCTTATGACGATAGAATGACTCTTAGTCCATCTATATCAACGTTAGAAGCATCTACAGTAGGTACTGCTAGAACTCTTATTAATGCTGTCGATCCTGATAGAGAAATTACAGGAAAAAATGTAAGAGATATATTATCATTAATGACATTAGTTACTGGTATACCATTCACATCTATAGGCCGTCCTATTAGTGTACAATTTGATATTAACAGAGGTGTTATAGATCCAGAAAATACACCAGATTATATAAGAGCGTTAATTACTGGTAAAGCTAGTCGTAGAAGTAGGGAGTAAAGGTGTGACCGTAAAGCAAAAAGTTATTGGTAACCTTAATAAGATAATTAGAATGTCTAATTAATGACAATAAATTCGACTACAAGAAAGACGAATGCATTAGTTGGTAATGGTAATACTGCTACATATCCTTTTGCCTTTAAAGTTTTTACAGATGCAGATGTTGTTGTAAAAAAATTAGAAGCAGCTACAAGTATAGAAACAACTTTAACTTTAGGTTTAAATAATGATTATATAGTTACTTTAAACGAGGATCAAAACAGTAATCCGGGTGGAAGTATAACTTTAAAATCTGGTGGTAATAACCAAAACTTAGCTAATGGTTTTTCTATTGTTATTACATCTGCTGTTGAGCCATTACAAGGAACAGATCTTACAAACCAAGGTGGATTTTTCC